TATTGATACCTGATTTTGAAAAGAGGATTGTCTTGCTCTTTTGATTGATCGCTTGTACTTGGAATTGCTGAAGCTAAATTCACTCCATTTATCATTCCATCAAGTCTATCTTCATCATCATAATCAACTTTTCTCTCATCAATGACTTCATATCCTTCTGGAGCATCCTCTCCAAGCGAAATAAGAGCTTCTAAGCAACTTTCATCTGGTTTAGGTATCTCATTACTCATTTCTTCTTTTTTAGCCTCTACAACCTCCGTTGTGTCATCATCAATATTTATGAAGTTAGCTGGTTTTGAAGGAATGAAAAATAAATCAAGATTAATTCCATTGACTTCAAAAACTGGACTTAATCCTTTGAGTAGAATCTCTTGAAATTCCTCAACAACAGTGTTGTGAAATAAACTATATGAATCATTTAATTCTTGCGCATTAGAACCCCATCCAGAAGTACTTGAAACGCCAAATAATAAAGGTGATGTTACTCTATGACCTGAAAGCACTTTGTTTGTGATCTCAGTGCTTAGATATGTGTACATATCATCTGAGCCATTACTTGCAATCGGTTCAATCTTTGGCGCTGTATCTGGGCCATCGTTGAAAGTGATTAATAGCTTTCCAGCATTGTTACTTCCAGAAAACTTCTCATAAACTTTCCTCTCAATATCTGCTCTCTCCTGATCTGTTGGAATACCATTAGAAAAACTCAGCATCATACTTGGCATGAGTGAATTTGAAATGTTGTTCAAATGGAAAGATTGCACTTTGATGTCCAATTCCACATATCCATTAGATCCTTGACTGTCTGGAAGTCCGTAATAATGGAATGAAGGTGCGTATCTCTTAACTTGAAGCACTCTGGAGGCCTCAGTGCGATCATCCATATCAAATGCACGTATCACTTGCGGCTTTGACCTATCGTTCTGCTTTGACCATGATGGTTTGTAATACCACAGATCAATTTTGCCATCTCCATCTGCAATTCCAGCTCTCATTGTGTGAACTGGCAAGTGTTTCATTTTTACGATTGATGTACGTGCTTTGTTCCAGATAGTATTCACGTAACATTGACCATACAGCTTCAAATCCAAAGCTAATCTTTTGAGCAAATCAGGATCACTTGAATTTAAGAGTGTTTGAAGTCTTAACCACTGCTCTTTGTTACCATCTGAATCATCACGCTCAACCGCATCCAGACCTTTGCCGTAGATCATAGCTCCAACACCATTCACAATTGCTGAATGTATTGAAGATCCTAAATATAAACTTTCAAGATAATCACCATAGCAATCATCTGCTCCATATGTGATCCAGCTCTTGCCTTGAACCTCCTCAAATTGTGGAACGTCATGCACTGGCATTCCCATAACGGAAAACTCTGTTTTATTCTTCATATGCTTTGTATGTTACTGAATCATTATATGCTTCAAATCTATTGTATCCATCCTCTGTGGATGCTCTTTCAAGGTGTGCCATTCCTTTGCCTAATATCCGATAAAAAGTTCCAAGATATCCACGAATTTCAACTTGATAAAACCCCTCTAAAAAATCTGGTTGTTGCAGATTGATAATTCCAACAGCTGGAGCTTCAGCTGGAAAGTTATTTATAATTACCTGACCATGTAAACTGCGACCATTCCACCCACCTCCAGCAATAGCTGTGAAAAGTGTGAATTGCTTTGAGTTATTCGTGGATTCATCTGTTAATGTAGGAACGAAAACCAGAGATGTTGCAAATGGATTCCATGTTGGATCATTAATCCACTTACTTTCATCAACCCCATTCATAGAAACATAATCAATGGAAATAGTTTGATCTGCTCCAGTACCAAACAATCTATGAATTTGTAAATCGTGATCAACCGCAAATGGAGTGACATATTCAAACGAGTATTCCACATATGATGTTGTTAGCAATGTCGTTCCTATCACAGCACTCACAGCCGTACCTAATGAAGCGGCAATCTCAACATTGATAGCTGCGGTTGCTTTCATATTTATCGTTATGATATAGAGCTTATTTGGCTTTATCAATCCAGTCTGATATACTCCACAATCATGGCCTAATGTATCAATCTCAAGATCCACCTGACCGAGTTTCATTACAGATTTTGAATCTGGATCTGCAAATGTTACCCATCTATCATTTGTATCAAGCTGTTGAACTATGACAGATTGAATTGAAATTGTTTGAGAAGCTCCAAGTGTTTCAGTAGACAATCTATGAATAAATAAATCATACGTTCCAGTTCCAAGATGGTAAAGTGTAAACGTCTGATATGAAGTTGTGAGTGATACAGCTCCAATTGTGCTTATAAGTAAAGCTCCAGAACTTTCAAGTATTTCAGCATCAAAAGCAGATGTAGCTTTCATGCTCAATACAATCTTGTAGCTCTTGCCAAGTGTAAAAATACCCGATTGATAAATTCCAACATTACTATTTAAAGCATCAATATTTAACTCTGCACCAGTAGATGGAAATTCAACTGTTGAAGTTCCTAAAGCAGAAGCATAAGCTGTCCAATCTTGTCCGACCTCCTGAACTGTGATGTTGTCTATTAAAACATTTGTGATGGCATCTACTCTTTTAATACTAAAGGTTTCTGAAACTGCCTTGAAATATACCACATTAGCACCTTCAATAAGATTTGTTGTAGTTCCAGCAGTACTACTATCTAAACCTAATTTTCCAGTAGTTATGGCAGTGTTACAAGTTAATTTATAAGACTTTCCAATATCTAAAATCGTTTGACGTAAAGAAATATTTGTATCAACTGAGTTAACCCTTGCGCCTCCGCTTTCAATACTGATTGTGTTGGTAGCATTAACACCAACAAGCGTCCACCCCTCTCCGAGTTCTTGGACTGAGATGTTTGTTATTGTTGCCGTTCCAAAAGCCCCTCCCATATTAACCTGAAAAGAAGTTCCATTTGCCGTTAAGTATACTGTATTTGTACCATCAAGAACTGTTCTATCAGTTACCGAATTGCTGAACGTATTAAGTTTTAGCGAACCTGATGTTATAAGACTTAAGTCAGCGGTGTACGTTACCTTGTAAGAACTCCCGCTATTTAATACAGACAACTGATTTAAAACATTATAATTTCCATCAGCTAAACAAATTGCCTTACTATCTCCGACACTCCAACCAGTTCCAAGTATCCAATCCGCACCGAGTTCTTCAATCGTGAATGTAGTTAAGTCAGTCGTTCCCGCAGTTTGTTGGCGAATCCACAATGTTGTTGGATATGTTCCCGAAGCTACAAAGTAGTGTGTGCCAAACCCTGTTCCGTATTCATTGCCCGAAGCCTGATTATTTCCTATTGTAAAACCTGAGGATGTTGTCGTTCCCGCAATTACTAACTTGTAAGATTTTCCATCTACTAAGTCAAAAGTTCCCGCATTATTTCTTATCCCTTCTGTGCTTGGAGTTCCATCCGTAGAGAAAGAATCTGCATCTATAATAACCCCGCCAGTGTACCCAACAAAGTCAACAGTTAAATCTATCGGTTGAGTGAGCTGCTCTACCCCATCCGTAAAGTTTGGATTGCTTACAAGGTTGATATTCTCTTTAACTGAGATACTATCAAAATCAACTAAGTCACCAACTGCCACAGTCGTTAAATAAAATCTAAAAGTTGTTCCAGTACTCCATACATTAAATTCATAATCTTGCCACTCAGAAGTCAAAGTTGGATTTGAAACAACTTGACCAAGTTCACCATTGTCACCTATTGAACCAAAAGCATAGCCTTGCGCAGTTACTCCATCTGCTTTTGTTCCTCGCACCCTCATCTTAACATTGTAATATGCGTTGAGTGTTTGACCGAATGTAGCATATAAAGCTGAACCAACAGCCAAGTCATAAGTCAAACGCATAAACTCAGAAGCATCCCAACTTTTTGTTGCACGACTACTTGCTATTTTCCATTGAACAAGGTCTGAGTTTGTAAAGTTTGGGTATGTTACAAGCTCACTACCTAATGGAACATCACTAAAATCTCCGTTCGTGACAAGGTCAGAACCTATCTCAGCAAAATCTCCATTCAAAATTAGGTCTGAACCGATATCATCAAACGATCCATTCTGAACTACATCTTGACCAGCTCCACTGAAGTCACTCAAATTGATATCCAATACGTTTGTACCTTTAGTGAGCTGAATCATTGTCTGCTAAGTTATGAAATGTTTAGTAAAAAAAAAGGGGAGGCGTATTGCCACCCCTCTTTCAATTAGTTATTTAAGATTCTATGCTGGATTCGTCACAGTAAATGCGGCTGTTCCACCATCAACACTATCAAATGGCCATACAGCAGAAGCAGCATCAGCACTTGCAGTTATTGAAGGAGGATATGTGTTCTCTCCAGCTGTTACTGTTAGTGTATATCCTTGCATGTCTGCTCTGGCTGCTCCAGTGACAAACGTTCCAGCAGTCACAGTACATCCATTTTGAAGGCCAATGCAATACACATTGTCATTCGCATCTAAGATGTATGCAAATACTCTCGTTTGAATCAGCAGTTGCAATTCATCAGATGTTGTTTGCTTCAAGATATTCAAAGTCACCTCCAGAGCAGAATCATATGAAGCCGATCCAGCTGGTTCATTCGTGACAGTTGTAGTCAGTGAAGCTGTATTCGGCTGCACATCATATCTGAAAACAGTTTGAGCTGTTCCGATTCCATCTAATGCACCAGCAACAAATGTCATACCTCCATATCCAGCTACTTGAAAGTCACTAAAATATATTGCTTTGATTCCACCGACTGTATCCTTACAGTTCAATCCAATCGCAGCTGTTAAATTACAAGCCATGTTAGTTGATTTTCAATTAGTTAATATTAAGCTGCACCCCAGTAGATGTCAGCACCCACTCCAACTTGAACTCCAGCTGCATAACGCATGATGAAGCGCACGTTGTCAGATCCATCAATTGGTGACATATCGATTGTACGAACCTCAGTCATGTTTGTGAGGATGTTTGAACCAAATACAAGATTGCTCTCATATGTTGCAACAATTTGATTGTCTGGCATTCCAGGACATGCATATATTGGATAACCATATATGTTAGATGGCTTCGCATTCGCTTGGTAGTCATTAGAGAATCCTTCAGATCCAAGATGCTGCTGGTATAAGAATGCTGTCTTTGGTGAAACGTACAAAGCAAAGTCTGGCTTTGCAAGAACTTGAGAAGAACAAGCATCAAGTACTTTCTCTATCTCAACAACTACGATTGCTTTCGTATATGGTGTGACTGTTGTTACGTTATTCACGTTTCCATCTACAACGAATATTCCAGTTGTCGCTGTGGTGAATCCTTCAAAAGATCCTCCAGCGGCATCCGTTCCAGTCCAGATTGCATTCTCAGTTGCCTGAGCTACTAATCCAGCAATGTGACCAATTACATAGTCAGAGAATGCAGATGGCATATTAGAGTTCAAACTGTTTCCAGTGTCTGAAGCTAACCATGATTGACGCATTGTCTTTTTGCAAAGGTCGATATTTACAGCGAGTTCTTTTGTAGTTAGAACGTTCTCTGTAATTGTGACAGATCCACCATCAGTGAAATCACAAGTTGCATCAGCTATAAGTGAAGCACCTTCAATTTGATTGATTACAGCTTTGTAGTAAACATCATCAATTGTTCTAATCCATCCATTTGCTAAGGTAGCACCACTTTTCAAAGCAGCACTTACAAACGGCAAAGCTAACTCTCCAGCATAAGTTGGAGTAGTTAAGACTGGCCCATTAAATTCATGCTTGTTTGCAACGCTTTTTTCCTCTGCATTGAATGAGGTTTTTTTAATATACTTCATTTTAGTTTTTTGCGAAGTTTGAAATAATTGCATGTGCTCTGTCTGCTGTTTTCAAAGATGAAAAAGTTTCTTGATTCATGTCCTGATTTTTTGTTTTGTTTGGTGAGTGAGAAACACCATCTGTTGCTGGTTCATTCTCCATTGCTGAAAGACGTTCCATGATATGCTCAAATGCTCCGTTTATCTCTGAAGATAAAACACTCATTTCTTCAGATACTTCATCATCACCACCATCTTTATCACGTTTAAGATCCGCAACAGCATCCTCAAGATTCTGAATACGTTTCTCCATACCAGCCCAATCTTGAACATCAGCTTCATCATGCTCATCCATTTCCACTTCAACTTCAACTTCTTCTTCAACTGCTGGTTCATCTTCACCTAATTGACTGATGCGACCATCTAAAACAACAAGAGCTGTTCCATCCTCAAGTGCATATGATCCATCTTCAAGTACATCTGCATTGCCCTCATCAGACATCACAGATACTTCAACACCTATTGCCATTGATTCGGCTTCAGTGACTACCAGACGGCCATCATCAAGACGTGCCTCTGCATAGAATTTTGTTAGGTTTGGGAGGTTCAATAAACCTCTGATCTTGTCGATTGTTTTGCTCATAGTGATTGCTTATTCAAATACATATATAAACCAAGTCTAACTGTCACCCTTTGCATGATCCTCACAAGCCATATAAAGCACCATATCATCCACTGTGTGTTCATGGTATCCAATACAACTATTGAACAGCTCACCATACAGCTCTGCTTCTTCAATCGTTCTCCATAATGGTTTGCCATC